AGTACCTTGTTCCACAAATCTTAATGTACTTTTAGGATGAATATCAACCAAATTTCTCGGAAAACCTGGAGCGTCAATATATATTGTTCCACGCTCTACTTGTTGTGAAAATCTCTTTAAGACCTCCAATAACATAGTTTGTGAAACATGAATCATACTGACACCATGACTACCATTACCTGCAGCATGTATGCCCAAAATAACTGATGAGTTCCCTGCATTTGACAAGCAAGGAGCACCACAATTACCTTTAACAGTAGCCTCACCTACTTGCCCTCTATAAGCAGGCACCCCAAAAACAGGGCACATGCTCCGGACAACTGAAGCTACACTCTTATTAGAGCGAATGCCATTCTTATTAATAAGAAAGTACATACCTTTGGAAACGCCAGGTAATTGATCATTTAAGGGAAAATAATCAACCAAACGTGATCCTGGTGGTATGGCTCTTAATTCAATAAAAGCCAAATCATTATTTTCGGTTACAACAATATCTTGCTTTGATATTGTAATATTCCGAAGATTTCGAGAAACATTTGTAGTGACATCATCAAATATCACATCAACAGTTCCCGTCTCACCACGAATCGCATGTTTGTTAAACATCCATATTTGTCCATGAATATTTAACCCAATAGTTGCATTACATTTCTTCTCATTTTCCAACCATCTAAAAAGGAAACATGCAGTATTCTTCTCAATTTTACTACTAAGAATATCTCCTTGAGATGTTTTAGATTGGGAAGAAATATCCATGCCTGTAAGCTTAATTGGATCATGATAATAAAAAGTAGGCTTTTCTACTGTATTAACTTTAGGTACAACACCTTCTGAGGCTTGTTGTTTATATTTCTTTTTAGGAAATATTTTATCAAACAAAACCTTTGAAGAAAGTGCAGCACCAAGTACTCCAATGAAAATTGCCAACTTTTTAAGTGGATATGAACGCACGGAATTATTAATACGGTTCCCTGCCATACGGAATATATATCTGTATGCTTCATTTTCATTCGAAAATAAATATAAAGCTACTTTTATTTTCCATAAAGAACCATATTGCCATTGGAAATAATATGCAATACAAATCCAAATGTATTTACTCGCATATATTATACACAACAATATCAATGCACATGTCATATATTTAAATTTCATATAAAACAACAACATAAAAAGATAAGAACATGGATAAGTAAATGTTTTTAAAATCAAAATGAATTCGTTTTCATATGGTATTTCCACTAATGAGTGTCTAATAACACATGAGTAAAACCAAAATTTGAATAATGTGACATTACGCATAGATTCAATAGGAATCTCATCGATTTGCGGATTGTTTGTTTGATCGACAAACATTTCCACATTTCTAAATGGATCCTCATCATCTTGTTGCGCAAAACACACACAAGCTTTGGTTGTTCTACCACAATCTTTACAAATTGTGATGCCTGACATAACTTTATCAGCATCCATTGCTTTAGATTGTGATAATGCATGTGCCTTGGCAACTTCAATATACCAAGCCAACATGTCATTAATGTCACTAAATTCAGCTATAAGCTTATATCTAGTTTGTTGTGCATCAACATTCTTATCTGATGCAGGGACAGGTACATTAACTTTGAAATTCCAAATATTCATATATTCGCCTTCCTCTGTCTTAGGAATAAGAGTAGAATCGGCTAACATACCATATTTGGAATATTCAGGTTTAACTGTAGCTGTTAAAACATAACTGAAACGACGCGCTATAGCAAATGGACAAGCAAAATATGCATTCAAATTTAAATGCATTGTATTGGTTGTACCAATAAGTAATTCTGCACGAACAGGAGTCCTTCCCTTATCCTCCAACGCAGCTTGCGGGGGAGTGAATGGGACAGAATTTTTGACCTGAAGCATTTCAGCTAATGTGGGATCAACTTCGCCACCATTTGGGCGAAGAAACGCTATATCATCCATAACAACACACCATTGTGTAGAATCAAAGCCCGACCAATATTCATCAGTAGGACTTCTAGTATACATAAATTCAGGTGTTGTAGGAAGATCAAAATACTTACCATAGTGATAAAACAATATTTGTTTCAATTGAGATTTACAAATATTGGATGCACCATGAATAAGCATAGCAAAAGGATCCTTACGTGGTTTTTGAGCTTCTCGCTTTGTTAATTCATTACATTCAATCAATTGCATATCATTTAGCAATTTTTGAAGTAATAATTTTTCAGCTCGCTCTAGACCCGCAGTGAACTTAACGATACCTTTGCCTTTTTCAATGGCTTCTTTAAGATCGCTAAGATATGTGAATTTATTAATCCCATGAGGTTCTGGATTATTTAAGAAATGGGAATCACGAATAAGTTTCTGTGACTTAGCTACCCACTTCTCATAAGAAGAACCGCTATGGAATATAGTATGAATATCACCAGATTGGAAATATTCATAACCTCTTTCACAAACAAACAAAACTGTATCTAAAAGAACTTGAATCATGGTTATACCAGGACGATGAGTTCGCATAATACAGTCAGCTTCAAATTTTGAAAAATTCATACTTTCAAAATTTATTCTTGTGTGGTCCAAAAGACCACTAGCTAAAACATATAGACCAAATGAGTATAACTTTTTACACAACATCGTATCTTTAAGTTTATCCCACTGATCTAAAAATGATCTAGCTTTGTAGAAAGGATTTGTTTCACTATCATCTTGCGACTCAAATGAGATACGTTCTTCAACTTCCTTTTGTAAACTTTTCCAATATTCATCTTCATTTCTACTATTCTCAACTCCTTTGAGAATAAATGAAGATAATATAAAGCATAGCATAGAAGCAGTATTCAATCTGCTTCCACGTAGTTTACAAAAGGTTACAACAGCCATGTATCTACT